CAAGATTAGACCAAGCAGGTGATATCATGGATGCAGCTAATTCTAGAGTTGCAATGACTTTACCTAGAATTGCATTTGATATTACAGGTCTTACATACGATGCAGAAAGAAAACTTGGTAAATTAAAACAATATAAACTACATGATGCATCTGATAATACAGTTTTAAGAACACAGTTTGCACCAGTTCCTTACAATATAAACTTTGGTTTGTATGTCTTATCAAAGAATACAGAAGATGCATTACAGATTGTAGAACAAATTCTACCATTCTTTACACCAGACTTTACAGTTACAATGACTACAGTGCCAGGCACTAATGAGAAAAGGGATGTACCTATTATATTATCAGATGTATCTTATACAGACGAATACGAAGGAGACTTCCAATCTCGTAGAGTTATTACATGGAATCTAAATTTTGAAATGAAAACATACCTATATGGTTCTATATCATCTTCTGAAATTATTAGAGATGTTCGTGCAAGAACCTATATATCAGACGATGGTCAAGTAGACTCGACTGCTGGGAGACAAAGTGAGATTAAACAAGTACCTAATCCAACTGGTGCAAGTCCAGAAACAAGTCCACTAAATATAACTGAAACAATAAACTTTTTTGATGGGAATGACTCAGACTATAATACTGATAAAACCAATATTTAATTATGAAAAAATCTATAGATGAAAAACTAGATGAACTTCTAGACATCAACAACGAAGCAGAAGAAGTCGTTAAAGAAACCAATAAACAACTCATTCCTAGGGACTCTGGTGGTCGTTTTGCAGAAAGGAAGGGTGAACAACAGGTTGACTATAAATACACCAGAAACACGCTGTATGGACTTGTAGAGAGGGGTCAAGATGCTATTGAAGGAATCCTAGACCTTGCAAAAGAAAGTGAACATCCGCGAACCTATGAGGTCGCAGGACAATTAATTAAAACAGTATCCGAAACATCTGAAAAGTTATTACAAATACAAAAGATGATGGACGATTTAGAAGATGATAAACCCAAACACCAAACAACAAATCAAAACTTGTTTGTAGGGTCTACTGCTGAATTGCAGAAACTATTGAAGAAACAGAATGCCGAAACCGAAGAATGAAGGATATCTAGGTAATTCCCAAGTAAAAAGAAGTGGGGTTGCCGAAGAATGGGATGACCAAAAGGTTCAAGAGTATTTAAGATGTACTCGTGACCCAGCTTATTTCATATCAAAATACATAAAAATCATATCACTAGATGAGGGGTTAGTACCATTCAAACTCTATGAATATCAAGAAAATCTTATTAATCACTTTAATGATAACAGGTTTAACATTGTCCTTGCCTGTAGACAATCTGGAAAGTCAATCACAGTATGTGCCTACCTTCTTTGGTATCTCTTGTTCCACCCAGAACAAACAGTGGCCATACTTGCAAACAAAGGTGCTACAGCAAGAGAGATGTTATCTCGTATAACAACCATGTTGGAAAATGTACCATTCTTTTTACAGCCAGGCACTAAAGCACTAAACAAAGGAAGTATTGATTTTGAAAACAATTCTAGAATCCTTGCATCAGCAACTACTACATCATCGATTCGTGGTTTATCTGTTAACCTTCTTTATCTTGATGAGTTTGCCTTTGTAGAAAATGCAGAACCATTTTATACTGGTACATATCCAGTAATTACATCTGGTAAAAACTCGAAGGTTATTATTACATCTACTGCAAATGGAGTAGGTAATATGTTCCATCGTATCTGGGAATCCTCAGTTACAGGGTCAAATGAGTTTGCAAACTACCAAGTTAACTGGAATGATGTGCCAGGCAGAGATGAAAGGTGGAAGGAAACTACCATTGCAAATACATCTGAGTTACAGTTTGAACAAGAATTTGGTAATTCGTTCTTAGGAACAGGGAGAACATTAATACCATCTAATGTAATTTTAGGACTAATGTCTGAAAATCCTCAAGAATTATATGGTCAATGTAGGGTTTATAAAAAACCTAAACCCCATCATGAGTATATAATGACTGTTGATGTTGCAGAAGGTAAAGGATTAGACTACTCAACATTTACTATATTTGATATACATGATGGTAATATGTTTGAACAAGTATGTACATTTAGAGATAATATGATATCTCCTATGTTATTACCAGATATATGTGCAAAATATGGTAAGTTGTATAACGATGCACTTATTATCGTAGAGAATAATAATCAAGGTACAATGGTATGTAGAGAGTTATATTACGAACTAGAATATGAAAATATGTTCATGACTAGTTCTGTAAAAGCAGATGGAATAGGAGTTAGAATGACCAAGAAGGTCAAAGCACAGGGATGTGCAGCTCTTAGAGAGATAATGGAAGAGAATAAACTCTATATAAGAGACTCAGACACTATCCAAGAGTTTGCAACCTTTGTATCAAAAGGACAATCTTGGCAAGCAGATGGTGGTTGTCATGACGATATGGTGATGAATTGTGTTATGTTTGCATGGTTTGTTAGTACACCATTGTTTAAAGATATGTCAAGTGCAGACTTAAAATCTATGTTATATGCAGAAAAACAAAAAGAAATTGAAGACGATATAGTCCCAATAGGTATTATAGGTACTGGTCATGATAAGTTATTCAAAGAAGGTGGAGATGTTTGGACAGTTGTGGATAATGATGACACTTATGGGACTTTTTAAAATCAAAGAAATACTAAATACTATGGACGAACAACAATTAATGTGGTTCTGTCAGAATAGAAATAAACTTTTTATGGGAGAAAACTAAAATGGCATTTCAAGTATCACCTGGCGTACAAGTCAGAGAAATCGATGTTACAAATGTAGTTCCAGCTATTTCATCAAGTATTGGTGCATTCGCTGGTGAATTTAGTTGGGGCCCAGTTGATGAAGTTAGAACTATATCATCCGAGAAGGAATTGGTAGGAGTGTTTGGAGAACCTAAAGACGCAGGTAGCGATGGTTACAATACTGTACTTGGGAAGAAAGAACACTTTTATTCAGCTGCAAACTTTTTAAAATATGGAAATAATTTAAAAATAGTTCGTGGGCATAATGGTATTGCCGCAGGTCAAACTGGGCAAATGCTTAATGCAACAACAGGTTCAGCTGGAATACTAATTAAAAACCCTACACATTACTATGAGTCAAACTACCATTCTGGTAGTGCAGCTGGTAGTGCTGGATTATTTTCAGCAAGATGTGTTGGTTCTCTTGGTAATAGTTTAAAAATATCTATGTGTACAAGTGCTAATGCATTTCAACAAGCTTCTGTTACTACTGTTTCCGATAGTAGTATTTCAGTAGGTCATACACAAATTACTGTCGCAGATGGTACTAAATTTGTAGTTGGTGACTTAATTGCTTTTGCTAATTCAGCAGATGTATACAAAATATCAGCAATATCATCAAATGATATAACATTCCACTTAATCTCAGATAGTTCTCAAGGACTACAAGTTGTACCAACTAATGGTTCAAACATTTCTAGAGGGTGGGAATTTGCAAGTAACTTTACTAAAGCTCCTGGCTCTAGTCCAGATGCAATTGCAAATAGTTCATCTTTAGATGAAGTACATGTCATTGTTATTGATGAAGATGGTAAGATTACAGGTATACCTGGCGAAATCTTAGAAGTATTTGAAGGTCTTTCACAAGCATCAGATGCTAAAGATGCAGAAGGTAACTCTAATTACTATGTTGATAAAATAAGATATAACTCTAATTACATTTTCTGGACAAACCACGATTCAACTACATCAGAAGCAGGAAACACATTTGCAGTTGCTGGAGCAGCTTTTGTACAACATACCTTACCTTTAGGTGGGTCTTTGTCACATGGAGTAGATGGATATCCTTTATCTTCTGGAGCAAAAAACACAGCAAACACCACATTTTTTGGTGATGCTGAAACTCAAGATGTTGACTTTATAATTGCAGGCCCACTAGATGGGTATGCATCTGGTAGTGTAGTATCTACACTTGCAGAAGCAACAACTCAAGCAAATAATTTAATCGCATTATGTGAAGCACGAAAAGATTGCATGGCAGTCATTTCACCTCGTAAAGCTGATTGTGTAAACAACAGTGGAAGTGAGTCAACAAGTGTTATTGCATTTGCAGAAACATTAACTTCAAGTTCATATGCAGTAATGGATAGTGCATGGTGTTATCAGTACGATAAGTACACTGATAATTACTGTTACATACCTTCTTGTTCACATACAGCAGGTGTAATGGCAAGAACTGATTCCGATAGGGATGCATGGTTCTCACCAGCAGGATTTAGTAGAGGACAAATTTTAGGTATTACTAAATTATCCTTTAATCCTAATCAATCAGAAAGAGATGCACTATATAAGAAGAGAGTAAATCCATTAGTAACATTCCCTGGCCAAGGGACTGTATTGTTTGGAGATAAAACTTTACTTTCGAGTGCAAGTGCATTTGATAGAATTAATGTTAGAAGATTATTCATTGTCATGGAGAAAGCAATCGCAACTGCAGCTAAATTCCAATTATTCGAATTTAACGATGCATTTACAAGAGCTCAATTTAGAGCAACGATTGAACCTTTCCTAAGACAAGTAAAAGGAAGACGAGGAATAGTAGATTTCCAAGTTGTTTGTGATGACACAAATAACTCACAAGCAATTGTGGATGCAAATCAATTCCAAGCGTCTATTTTCGTTAAACCTAATAGAAGTATCAACTTCATCACACTAAACTTCGTTGCAGCTAGGTCTGGTGTAGAATTCGAAGAAGTATATGGTGCAACTAATACCCAGTATGGAAACTAAGGAGTAAGACATGGCAACTATAGATGAATTTAAGTCGCAGTTGATAGCTGGTGGAGTTCGTTCCAACAGATTTAAAGTCTTTGTACCTAGAATGGGTGAGAACATAGAATTTATGTGCAAAACTGCCGCAATTCCTGGCTCAACCCTTCCAGTAGTCGAAGTACCTTTTAGAGGTCATAGACTTAAAATTGCTGGGGATAGGACTTTCGAAGATTGGACAATTACAGTAATCAACGATGTAAACTTTACTGCTAGAACAGCAGTAGAACAATGGATGGAAAGCATACAAGAATTAGATAGTGGTGTTGGTGCAACTGACCTAGAATATCTAGTTTCAAGAGCAACTATATCTCAATTAAATAGGGATGACAGTATTATTGCAACATATGAGTTGTATAATATGTACCCTCAAACAGTAGCACAAATTGATTTATCATATGATACTGCTGATGAGATACAGACTTTTGATGTAACATTCAGTTATTCTCACTGGGAAAGAACTCTTTAATTAGAGTTCCTTCTTTAGTGTTATAAATATATATTATGGACATATTTGGATTTGAAATAAAGAGGAAGAGCGACGAGGATAACGCACCATCCTTCGTTGCACCTATTAATGACGATGGAGCTCAGGTTCTAGAA